AGATAATATGAAAAAAATTAAAACTGATGAAATATACACACTGAAACTATCGTCTGGGGAAGAAATAATTGCTAAAATTGTTTCTGATTCCGAAGATGATTATGAGGTGGTGCATCCAATTATGGTTGTGGTATCCCAACACGGATTACAGTTAATGCCTGGTTTATTTACAAACAATAATGACGAATTTGTGACTATAAATAAAGGTAGTTGCGTAATGTTGGGTATTACACGCGAGGATATTAAATCTAAATGGATTGAAGCCACAACGGGGATAACCACAGAACCCAAGCAAATATTAACGGGGTAATATGACAAGTCCAGTAGTTAGAATGGGTGATATCAATCAAGCCGGTGGGTTACTAATAGGTCCAGGTGCACCCACAGTATTGACAAATGGAGTGCCCACAGGATTAATCGGTGACAGAGTGAGTGCACACCCACCATGTCCAAGATCACCAGGTCATTGTAGCGCGGCTGTGCTACAGGGTAGCACCACAGTTATTGCGGAAGGGCGACCTGTTGTCTATGTTGGTGCTATTGACAGTTGTGGGCATAGTAGGGCGACTGGAAGTCCAACAGTTTTGGTAGGATTTTAATGATATCTGCAAATCAAGTAGGTCCTAATGTTTTATCTGCTGGCGCATCTTTTGTTAATCCGGAACAACTGGGTCAAGCGATTGGTTCTGGTAGTTCCCAAGGCGTTAATTTAACAACTGATGAAGAAACTGGCTTAGAAGTCGAACTTAGTTTAAACAAATTAATTGAGTTGATAAACCAAACTCAATCTCAAGGTTGGTATCAGCGGTTAACAGAGTTTCTGGAAAACCTTGCTTCTATTTCACCAGATCCAGAAATAATTGAATCCTTGAATAACATTGTCGAAGAAGACGGAGTATTTTTTGATATATTGGGGATTTATGATTCTACTACGTTAGGATTAGTGGGTCCTGCAATAATAGGTGAACCGTCAGAAGACGAAGAACCTGAGGAAGGTGAAGAAGAAGAAGAAGAAGTCGTAATTGAAGAGGAAAGAAAATACAAGTCTTCTTTACAACTTTTGCATTTTTGGATTGCTGAAACTGTGGTTGGTACATCAGAGGTTGAAAATAATATTATAACTTCGATAACTGGAGAGGTGGAAAGATTTTCAGCCGCACTTTCTGTATCAGAGGCTTATCTACAACAAAATAATCAGTTTATTGATTCAGTATCGTCATTAAATGAATCCGAGGCTTCATTTACTGACATGAATGATTGGACTACCTCTGGGGTATCAAGTATAACCCTTGCTACTCGGGATTTTGGAGAAGATTTAGAGAAGACGGGGAATTTGCTTAACTTTGGTGAGTATCAAAATCTTGGCAATCCTGGGCAGTTTATAAATCAATTATCACAGGCAGGTGGATTGGTAGTCATTATAGAAAAATTGCAAGCTTCTGGTGTGGATATTCAATCCGCAATAGAAAGACAATCGGCGGTGTCAGCTGTTGAGTCAAAAAGGATTTATGACACATTGCTAAAGATTACCGGACAAGAACTAGAAGATTTAAAAAGCGTGTTGCGATTAAGAACAGAAAATATAAATACTGCTGCAGATTTATTAGACCCCAAAAAAATATTTCCTAACAGCTATTTCACTTTAAAATCGCCAATTTTTGGCGAATCTATAGAATTTAGGCCGATATATCGTGGTCGTTCTGGTGCAATATCCCCAGATTTCAGTCATTTAGGCGGATCACTTCGTAGCGTTATGCCAGTTGATATTGCTGCGGCGAATGCAGCATTGGCCATAAGTTTAGGACAAATAACCAATATTTCATCTGTTTCGGTTCCTGATTTTGCTGCACAAATAAAAGAATTAGAAACTCTCAAAGATGTTGAAGATATTGAGGGGAAGACAGAACTAGTTGATCAAGAGACTGAAGATGTGTGGCTTGATGCCGACATTCCAATTCCACTAGGAACTGGACCGAACAATAGGCTTTTATTGGCTGATCTTATTGGGCTTGCGTCAGGGTATAATATTGTCGCTCCACTTCAACAAAACTTAGAATTGTTTTCTGAGTTAGAATCTAGTGGTGCGCTAGACTCTTTTACTGCCAGTGGCAGTCCAAGTGATCCGAATATTGGACTGTTTGAAATTATGGAAAATCTGTTAAGTGGGTCATATACAACAACTACAGAGGGTGGTGATACAACTACAATTATACCATCTGGTGTAAAAGGTGAGGGAACTTATACCGGTTTTACTAAGGAAGAGACTATTATTTCAGCATGGTTTTCTGGAGTATACCCCGAGTTGATTGCTGCATCCCAAGCAATAGTTGCTAACAATCCCGAAATTACGGAGACGATTATGCGAAACAGCAGTCGTTGGCAGGCACAACTAGCACGAGAGACGACCAATCGCAGCAGACTTTTGGAACCCAATTTTTATAATCTACCGCATTCTCGTCAAGACTCCCTACAATTTGCTCAACAATTGCCTCGTTGGGGTTCAAATACGACTATTGGGGGGGCAGCACAAATTTTAGAAGGCATTACTGACCGAAGTACAAAAGGTGGTCAATCTTTGATTGCAGCAATGCGAGAAGGCAGAAATGTTGATAGGCTAGAGTCTGTTGGAATTTCCACACGTGCGCCAAGACCTCTACCAGAAGGAGAAAAAATAAATCTTTCTGGTTCTCAAATCAGTGCAGAAGAAGCTCAATCAAGACTCTAACTAAATTACAAAACACTACATAATGGTAGAAATATCTAAATTGGGGTCTAAAAAATTTGAAGGAACAAAAGTGACTATAGATTGGGTTAAAGACGTATCTGAGTCTGACAACGTTAACTATAAAAAGCGAGTTATTGAACGTGCATTAATTGCTTCTAGGCTTGGTAGTAGTAGTGCGCAGTGTTTTTTATATAACTGTTATCTTTCATATAACCCATTTTATGTTTATCATTTAGAAACTGTTCCTGATTCTTCGGGCATGACAGAAAGAGAAAACCCGTGGATAGAGTTTTGGGGTCTTCTTGAAGATTTGCGAACCAAAATTTTTTCAAGCTACCGAGCAGCTGAGGTTGTCGAGGACATGATGGAACGATTTGATTCTGTTGAGTGGAATACAGTTGCAAAACCTGTGATTTTAAAAAAATTCTTGCCTGGGGTTTCTATTGAATTATTGAATTCAGTTTTACGGGGAACAGAGTGGCAAGTACCCGTATTTTCCTGTCAGCAATCTGTGCCTTATGGAAATGGAAATGTAAATTCTCATTTGTCAGGCATCAAGTGGTTAGAACCAAGAGTCCAAGGAACTCGGGTGATAGCAGTTATCACGAATAGTGCAGTAGTATTACATGATAATGCTGGAAACGTTTTGACTGGTTACTCTAACATTGAAAATGACATAAGCTTGTATAAGAGTATGTTTTCACACGAGTCTAGTTTTGGCAGTCGTTTTGTGATTGATGGGGTTATTGGATCTGGGAATTCCAAAAAAACGCGTCTGTATTATATGTTTGATATATTGCCATTAAGTGATTTCATCAATGGTTTTTGTGAGGTAGAGCAAATTCACAGACGAAAAGTAATTAAGACTGTATACGAACGTCAAATAAGGTGGGCAAAAACTAATTTGCGAGCATTAACTGGAATGCAAGTTGATTTGAATACAGCAGAGGGATATGATATTATGCATAGATATGCAGAGTCTATGGCTGAAAACGGAATTCCGAGCATTATTGTTAAAGGTGCCAATGATCCGTATAGAGCTGGGAAAGAAAATGCCTGGATTAGTAAATCAACACATATTCCAGATGGTTTGCAATGAATACAAATTGCATAAGTAATATATCTGGTTTTAATATTTTAGCTATGAACGACACACAGGAAAAAGTATGTTTTTTGGATTCTTGACACTCTTTACCGCACTTGCAATCAGCGCAGTTGCAATTTACTACTCTGTGGCAGGTCTTGCTGCTATATTTGCAGCTGCGGTTATCCCCATAATCATAATGGGAACAGTGCTAGAAGTTTCAAAACTAGTCACAGTGGTGTGGCTACACCGATACTGGCATCAAGCAACATGGTGGCTAAAAACTTACCTAACAGGTGCAGTATTGGTATTAATGGCAATAACTTCAATTGGAATTTTTGGGTTTTTGTCGAATGCTCACGTACAGCAAACTGCAATAGGCGACAATGCCATAGCACAACTAGAAAGAATAGAGTCAGAAATTGCTCGACAGGAAGCAGTTATCGTTCGTGCTGAAGACAATATAGAGACTGCTCAAACACAAGGCGTAGGTGGTGATTCCAATATACAGGCTCAGATTGACAGAGAGCAAGAAAGAATTGATCGTGCTTATGCTAGAGCAGAACCCGCTATTCAAGAACAGCAAGAAATCATAGAGCGGCAGGAAGGCAGGATTCTCAATCAGATTGATGAGATTGATTCGGAAATTGAACGAGTAAATGCCGCACTGACAAGCGGTGATGTTGCTACAGCACAGAATATTGTGGGCATTGAAGCCGACGGCATAATAGGACCGAACACAAGACAGGCTGTTGAAGACTTTAGAACAAGAAAAACACAAGAAAAATCAATACTGGAAGAACGCTTGTTTCAGGTGGACAACGATCCCCGAGCTCAAGCAGCCAGAGACGAAATACAACGTATTAGAGAACGTGTAGAAAGCGAAGTTGCCCAGTCTAACGAACTTATCAACCGCCTAAGATCTCAGCTAGGTACTTCTACTGGTGAAGACATCGATGCGGTTATTGATGAACAAAATCTTCGTATTACAACCGCCTCAGAAACAGTTGATAAACTCACAGAAGAAAAATTTGAAATAGAATCCAAATTTCGACAACTAGAAGCAGAAGTGGGTCCTATCAAATACATTGCAGAATTTGTGTACGGCGAAGAAGCAGACAAGAATCTGCTTGCAGAAGCAGTTCGCTGGGTGATAGTTATTATTATCTTTGTGTTCGATCCTCTTGCTGTGCTATTGCTTATAGCAAGTCAGTATACATTCCGCTGGCACGGCCGGGAACTTTTTGGAAGAGACCCCACCCCTCCTGTTAACCCGCTTCCAATCCCTCACCCTCCAGAGCCGTCATCGCCTGAATCAGCAAACCAAGAATCGGGGCTGACCCCAGAAGAAGCAGCAGATCCCTATATAGAAGCTAACTCGCACGATGTGTACAACGATGATCGTCTAGCAACAGAATATGATCTTGAAAACCCAGTAGAACCACTGCATGATTTAAGGTATGAATACGCAATGGACACTTTCATTGACACTAATGATAATGAGTCGTCGTTGCAGATAGATGAAGATTTAGAGCAACAAGATGATGATCAAAATGAATTTGCTGATTCTTTTTACATAGTCAAAGATGGTAGCAATGGCGAATCCAAAAATATGGATGGTATTCACCCGCATGAACTATCAACTGGATACATTGAATTAAACGGAAAACGATATACTCGGGATGCTTTCCGCAAACTTTTCCCGAAAATTGAATTGACACAGGATAGTATTGGAAATGCAGGATTTGGGACAATTTTTCCAGAATCACCGGCAAAAGGCGATGTGTTTTTGCGAGTTGATTATCTACCAACTAAACTTTTTAAATGGAATGGTCAGAAATGGATAGTTGTTGATAAAGAATTAAGTGATCACTATGCGTATCATGATGCATATCTTGATCATTTGATTGATAAGATTTCATCTGGAGAATACGATCCAGATTTGTTGACTGATTTTGAGCGGTCACAAATAGAAGAGCGTTTGAAGTCACAATAATATGAATGAGTTTGATAAAGAACATTTTCATGGTTGTGATTTTTGCAACAGACCGAAAACTGCAGTAAAAAAACTTATCATTAACAATTCTGTTGGAATTTGTGATGAATGCGTGGTGTTGTGCCAGGATTTGTTGGAAAAGGAACCAGAAAACAAAGAAGAAACGCATATCAACCCTAACCCAATCCAAATTAAAGAAAAATTAGATCAATATGTGTATGGGCAAGACTGGGCAAAGATAACACTTAGTGTTGCTATTTCTAATCACTATAAAAGAGTATCAGGGCTTGGTATTGTGGATAAGTCAAATGTATTAATGATTGGTCCAACTGGTTCTGGAAAGACTCTATTGGCAAAAACTGTTGCCAAATATCTAGACGTTCCATTTGCTATAGCGGATGCAACTTCTGTGACCGAATCTGGTTATGTTGGAGATGATGTAGAAAGCTTGATTTCTAGACTATTGTCTTCTGCTGATGGGGATGTTGAAAAGTGCGAGCGCGGAATAATTTTCATTGATGAAATTGATAAAATTGCTAGAAAAAGTGAGAGTTCTTCAATAACCCGAGATGTTTCTGGTGAAGGAGTACAGCAGGCATTATTAAAGATTGTTGAGGGTACTGTTTGCCACGTGCCAAAAGATGCGGGGAGAAAAAATCCCAACAACTCAACGATTGAGATAGATACGTCAAAGATTCTGTTTATTGCTGGCGGGGCATTTGTGGGATTAGAAGAAATTGTCAATCGACGACAGAATGGTAGTGCTTCTGGGTTTACTGCAAATATCAAGTCACCATCTGAGCCAGTTGGGTATGAAAAGGTTACTCCACATGATCTGATCTCATTTGGTATGATTCCAGAATTTATTGGTCGATTCCCGAGTGTGGTGCCACTGAATAGACTTGACAAAACTGCCATTATTGATATACTGACAAAAATAAATGGCAATTTAATTAATCAGTATAAAGATTTGTTTGCTGTGGGAAACATAAATCTTGATATAACCTCAGATGCTATTGATGAAATTGCTGATAGAGCGTTAGATAGTGGTACGGGTGCGAGGGGTCTTCATTCTATCATGGAGAAGACATTACTCCCGCACATGTTTGAAGCAGTTAGATATCAAGAACACGGAATTGACGAAATTATAGTAAATAGAGATTTGGTAAAGAATCCAGCAAGCGTTATAGATAATAAATTCTTTAATTTTTAAAAAATGCTGGATAATTAATATTATTATGAAAGGTAGAAAATTGCGTAAGAAAACACAAGATGTAAAACTTAATGGAAACAAAGTAGAAGTCCGTGATGGGCAATTTGAAAAAGCGTTAAGAAAGTTTAGAAAAAAAGTAGATGATTCGGGTGTTCTTAAAGAAGTTAGAAAGAGAGAATTCTATGAAACACCGTCTCAAGAAAGAAAAGCAAAAAAAGCTGCAGCTAGAAAACGTTGGTTAAAAAAGCTGAGCGATGAGAAAAAGAAAACAAACATTTAATTATTTGGCATGATGTCAGATAAATATGTATGCAACGCCATTTTGGGTTGCGATTAGTCACTTGCTTAATAAGGAGGACAAAAAATGACTAAAATTACTTCAATGGACTTAACGCCATTTTATAGAAACACAATTGGAATGGATCGACTTTTTGATCGCGTTATTGATCAAGTTGGTGCCGCTAGTTCCAATGGAAACTACCCACCATATAATATCGTTCGTTCAAACGAAGATAGTTATGAGATTCATTTGGCAGTTGCCGGATTTCATGAGGGCGAATTGGAGGTTGAATATTGCGAAGGGCGACTAACTATCACTGGCCAGCAAAGCCATGAAAACAGAAAAGGCTATGAATACCTACACCATGGTATTTCTTCTCGGGACTTCTCGCGATCATTTGCTTTGGCAGATTATGTAGAGGTCTGTGATGCGCTGGTTGAGAATGGCATTCTTATTGTTAGTCTAGAGAGAGTTGTTCCAGAAACAATGAAACCTAAGACGATTGCAATTACTCATAAAAAATAACGATTTTTCGTTGAACAATAGAGCGGGGATATCCTCGCTCTACTAAATAAAAGTTAGAGGAATATAAATGACAGACTCATCACCGATTTATGACACAAAAGTAGAAATTGATACAGAGTTGCGTGAACCATCATTGTATCAGTTGATTTTTCTTAATGATGATAGCACAACATACGAATTTGTCGTTGATTGCTTGATGAAGTATTTAAATTATACTGAAGCAACTGCCCAAAAAATAACTGAAGAGATTCATGAATATGGGTCTGCAACGGTTGCAGTAATGCCTTATGAAATTGCTGAGCAAAAGGGTGTTGAGATCACGGTTAGTGCTCGTAGCAACGGGTTTCCTCTCACTATCAAAATAGAACCAGAATCAGATTAAAACGTGATTTCTATTTTCTTTGGGAAATAGACTGATTTTGCCCATGGTGAATCCTTTTTTTCCAAAGCAGTTATTGACATAACGAACATCGTTAATTATTAAATCAACATCTTTGTGATAGTGTCCAAAACACCAGGTATCAATTTTTCTCTCGGTATCATTGTTCAATATCTGTTTGATTTTTGAATTGCCCAATAAATTAGTTTGAAAATCTCCCACTAATTCTTGATCCGGCGTTACGATCTGTTCATGTGGAACCGTGTGTGTTACTACAACGATTTTTTTAATATCCGGCATTGTTTGGCATCGTTTTATGGTTTTTGAAAGGTATTCCGCATCATTAATCGCCATCCCTCGCAAAATCATTGCATCTGCTAAGGTGATACCATAAC